CAGCCGCGCACTCCGGGACTTGTTTTCTGATAATTGTCGCAAAATTGTCCGATTCTTGTGCAAAAATTCACATACAATATAAACTGAGCAACGTCTCAAGTTAGACTCCTTCTATTCCCTCTTTCTTTCGGGCGCCGAGCCCTTAGTTCGGCGCCCTTTTTAGTTTGGTAACCCGCCCGGAGGGAGGACGGGTCAAACGAAAGGATGTTTTAATAATGGCCAGGAAGCCCAAAATAGCTAAAACGACAAAAAAAGTATCTCTTTTAGATGTAGTGGGGTCTGAATTTACTGGTTTGCAAGTGCAGAGTATAAAGGACGGAAGAATAGCCTCCATTGCACTCCAGGAGATTGCCTGGAGACCCCGCGCAGCTCTGTTTATTGCCCAAGAAGGCATACAAATACTGGAAGACATTATACGAAACGATTCCGAGGCCGCTAAGGACCGCATTAAAGCCATAGAGCTGCTGATGGCTTACACCTACGGCAAGCCGACCCAGAAGGTTGAACATACTGGAGCCGGGGGCGGACCTATTCAGACCATGGTCACCAGGTTAGCGGACCTGAGCCCAGAAGACCTGAAGGCTATTTTAGAGTTTAAGCCGCAAGAGGAGCAGTTTGAGTACTACCCCCCGAGCGCCCCCGGTGCGATGGAGTACGATGAAGACTTTGTCGACGTTGAGGCGACTGAAGTAGGGGGTGATGACCCTGGGTAAAAAATATATACCCCCGGACGTAAAAGCGCGGTACGAGCGGGCGCGTGAGGCGATGCAGCAGCGTAGGCAGGAGGAGGAGGAGCTCACTAAAAAGCTCAAAAAAGCGAAGGCGCTGCCGAATGATTTTGAGCTGGAGCCGATTGTAAGGAGAAAGAAAAAACAGGCGAAGCCCAAGAAGGAGAAAATTGGCAAAAGACCGGCCAAGGTAGACGGGGACATAGGCGGGTTCAAGACTTATAAAAGCGGAAAAATGAACAAAATGAAGCCCGTGGAGGAGCTGGTCCTGCCCAAGGATGATGGCGGGCAGGTCAATGCCAGGTACTTCGTGAAGGGCAAGAGAAAAGTGGTAATGTACGGGAGAGCAATCAGGAGCCTGGGATATTTAGAGCATGGCCAGAAAGTGGCCCAGGACAGCGATAATACCATAAACTGGAACGAGAAGAAAAAGGATTTCGAGGTTCGAGGAGTGCGGGAGAGCCCGAACGAGTTTTGCTCTGGGGGCTGGATGCCGGGGCACTCGGGCACGGAGTACAAGAAGGGCGGCGTGGATTCGCCGCCACGGATGACCAAGGAAGAGGGATTCGCTCACGCAGTAAAGCTGGGGAAAAAGAGGGCCATAGAGATACAGGAGGAGCGCGAGAGGATAAAGCCGATTACCAAAGAGGAGATGCAGCAGCTCTCCGTGGACGAGATAACCGTCCTGAAGGCGGCGGCGAAGGTTGAGGCCATTATAAGGCACGCCCGTGAGGACAAGGCGTTTTTTATACAAAAATTTGTGAGGATTGAGGACAAGGACGCGCCCGACCCGATGGTACTGTTTAGGCTCTGGCCGAAGCAAAAAGAGGCGCTGGAGGCCTTCGAGAAGCACAAATTAACCATCGTCCTAAAGGCCCGGCAGTTGGGTTTGTCCTGGCTGGCGCTGGCGTTCGCGGTGCACGGGCTGGTGTTCCAGCCGGGGTACTCAGTGGTGGCGCTCTCCAAGAGAGAGGATGAGGCAAAAGAATTAGTAAGGCGGGTCAAGCTCATTTTAGAGTATCTCCCGCCTTTTATTATTAGAAAAAAAGACAAGAACCTGCCGGAAAACTACCGGGGACCGACCTGGGACGCTACTACAACCTACGTCTCAGTGTATCATCCGGACTCCAAGGTTCCGGCGATGTTTACTAGTTTTACCAGTTCACCCGACAGCGCGCGGAGCTTTACCGCGTCACTGGTCATCTTAGATGAGTGGGCGTTCCAGATGTATGCCCAGGAGATATGGGCGGCGGCTTATCCGGTTATAAACAGGCCGACCGGGGGCAAGGTTATAGGCATTTCGACCGCGAAGATAGGGTCGTTTTTCGAGGATGTCTGGCGGGGAGCCATGAAGGGGACGAATAAATTCCATCCGGTCTTCTTGCCCTGGTACTCGGACCCTCGGAGGACACAGCAGTGGTACGAGGACTCTAAGGCGGCACTGCCCGCCTCGTACTTGCAGGAGTACCCCTGCGTAGCCAAGGGAACGCTTGTGGGAACCGATTATGGATTGATTCCCATAGAGGAAGTTGAACCGGGAATGAAGACAGCTCTGGGGGTAGTAAAAGCCCGTCTCGATAAAGGGGAAAAGCAGGTTGTCGAAGTCCTAACAGCGGCAAAGCGCAGACTTATTGTTACCCCAGAGCACAGGATTTCTACGCCGACTGGGTACATAGAGGCTCAGTGCCTAGGAGAGCAGGACAAGGTTTGCCTGCAAGTTCCGCAAGTAGCCTTGGAGCCTTATGTTGCGAAATGGAGCACGTCTCCTGTATGCCAATGCAGCATAGAGGTTACGCAGGAAATCGGGCGCTTCCTTGGGTATTTCATGGGGGACGGTTCATTTATGACTACCATAAATAACGGAAGTACCGTCGATTTCGCGTGTGATATTCGCGACCAGGATGTCGTAGAAGATATAGCAACTTTGTGTAGCGATATAAGTGGCTTGAATGTTTCGCGACGGGTTACGGGGTCCAAGGGTGGATGCTGTAATCTGCGGTCAAATGGAAACGAATGGTTTAAAATCCTCTGGCACCTGGGAGCGCTAAAACAGCATGAAAATAAAGGCCGCTATGTTCGTAATGTTTGCGTCCCTGAGTGCATCAAGCGAAGTCCGCGCCCCGTTATCGCTGAGTTCTTGAAGGGGCTTTTCGAGGCCGACGGATGTGTTTATGAGTACGCAACCAATATACAGCTTTTTTCTCGATATGAGGAGTTCCTTCGCGATGTTCAACTGCTCTTATTTGTATTCGGGATACATTCGAGTATTCAAACCCAAGACAAGAAACATCCGGATGGACACACTTATACAGGCAGGGTGCTCAAGATTCCCAAGATGGATGCCCAGAAGTTTGTGCAAGAGATTGGCTTTTTGTCCGCGCGCAAGAAAGCAAAGTGTGAGGGTAAAATTGCTGCTCAGCGGAGACTAAAAGGCGTCGCAGATTTCACCGACAAAGTGGCTAGCGTTACTCCTTGCGGTACGACTGAGGTTTACGACCTTGTTATCGAGGGAGAGCATCATGCCTTCGATGCCAATGGAATACTGGTTCATAACTGTTCCCCCGATGAGGCGTTCAGCTCAGGGTCGGCGACGGCCTTTCCGGAATTTAACCCCGAGCTGCACGTCTGCGAGCCCTTTAGAATACCGGAACACTGGCGCAGATGGATAAGCGTAGACAATGGCTACGACCACCCGTTCGCGTGGCTCTGGTATGCGGTGGACGAGGACGGAAATGTGTATGTTTATCGTGAGTTTTCCAGGTCCAGGGATGACCCCAAAATACTGTATAGCGACCAGGCGACCAGTGTCGTGGAGTTTAATTCTGCGGCATCGTTGGATGACAACGGAAACTTGACCGTTGGACAAGAATATTTGGATTTTTGTGTTGCTGGACTGGATGCCTGGAACACGCATCACCGGGACATCACCGGCAAGACCCTTATAGATTACTACAGGGATGGGGGGCTGCAGATAGGGTTCAGGAGGGCGATTGTAGACCGCAGGCTGAGGAAGGCGGTCGTGCACGAATACCTTAAGACAATCGAGGACGAGGATGGCACCAGGAGGTCTAAGCTCAAGATTTTTAATACCTGCAAGCATCTCCTGGAGACGCTGCCGAAGCTGCCCAAAGACAACCATGACCCAGAAAAAGTGGCTGACTGCTCGATTGACAACCAGTATGACTCTCTGAGTTATGGCCTGGTTGCTTACCATGTGGATAAATCAATCGGGCTAACTGCGGAGACCCCGATGATACGGGCTCACAAGGACGCCATTGCCCGTAGAAATACCAGGAAAATCAGGGCGAGGGCATATCGCTAGGAAAGGGGGAGAGAAGAATGAAATGTCAAATAATGGAACAGCCGATTAAGAGTGTTTTTTGTGACTCTTATAGCTGTAAGAACAGGGCGGCATGGAGGATTGGCAACCCGGATGGACCGGGGCAGTTATTCATGCAGCTATGCCATGATTGCGCCGCCTCTCTGATTGAAAGCGGGAAGGCGCTGGGGCTGGGAGCCGAGGTTTTTGCTTGTGAACATTGTAACAAGGAGTTCGATAACGAAAAATCCTGCAAAATGCACTCTATTCGCTGTCCTGAGCGCAAAGAGGAGGGAGCGTAGTTGGGAATTTTAGATGCACTGGGAATTGGCAAAAAAAGAGAACAGTCCCCAGAGCTCCCTAGTCCCGAGTGGGAAGGAGGGGGCATGGGGGCATCAGCGCAGGAGGGACCCATGGGGGCACAGATGCCCAGAGATGACCCCTATGCCACTGCGAGCGCTAAAGAAATGATTGACTTCGTCGAAAAAGAGTTCGAGCGAAGGCAGAAAGAAAGAGTTCCTTTTGAGCTCCAATGGAGGCTTAATATAGCTTTTATGGAGGGCAACCAGTACGTTCAGATTAACGAAGTAGCTCAGACCTTAGATAGAGTTCCCGAGGAATTTTGGTGGGAGGAGCGAGAGGTCTTTAACCATATAGCTCCTAACATCGAGGCGAGACAAGCTCGACTTGGGAAAATGCGCCCGGTACTTAAAGCCAGGGCAGGAAGTTCTGAGAAGTCGGATATCAGGGCAACTAAGGTAAGCACTCAGTTGCTCTCTTCAATACAGCACGACCAAAAAATCAGGGACAAATTACATGAAGTAATACGCTGGCTGGAAGTAACTGGGACGGTCTGTATAAAGAGCATCTGGAACCCGGATGCAGGGCCGCTGGTGCCTCAAATAGACCCGGAGACCGGGGAGCCCATGATAAACCCTGAGACTGGCCAGCCGGTTCTTATGCGGGAGGGCGACCTGGAAGTAGTAGTTTGTCCTGCGCCCGAGATATTTCCGGACAGTCCGTTCAGTCAAAAAATAGCCGACAATCGAAGTATTATCCATGCCAAGATATACCCGGTTGACACAATCAAGGAGATTTGGGGTGTAAGCGTAACGCCCGAAGAAACCAAGGCAGTAAGGCTCCAGGCGCTGATGACTGGCGGAGGGTTCATAGGAAAGACCTACTCGACTGGAATGAACGAGTCCTTAAAGAGAGCGGCAATCGTAAAGGAATACCACGAGCGCCCGAGCAAGAAGTACCCACAGGGTAGGCAGATAGTGGTAGCGAATCACCAGCTGCTGTATTTTGGGCCACTGCCCTACAGGATAGACAAAGATGGCGAGCCAGGGCTGCCATTTGTCAAGATGAGCTGCGTTGAGCGTCCAGGTTTGTTCTGGGGCAGAACAATAGTCGAGAGGCTTATCCCAATACAGCGCAGATACAATGCCCTGAGAAACAGGAAAGCTGAGTACCTGGCAGCTTGCGCCGTCGGCGGCTGGGTAGTAGAGGAAAACAGCGTTGACCTGAGCGACCTGGAGGCAAACGGCGGGGCTCGCAACTATATATGCCAGTATCGCGCCGGGACTCAGCCGCCCAGAAGAGCTGACAACGCGCCGCTGCCCCCGGCTTTCGAGACCGAGGAACAGACCCTCTTAACAGAATTTTCCATACTCTCGGGAGTATCCGAGATGTCCAGACAATCCATGGCTCCACCCGGCGTTAAATCTGGGGTAGCTATGTCTCTGGCTTTAGAGCAAGATGAAACGAGGCTCGCCGATACGGCAAACAACATTGAGGAAGGACTGATAGAGTGCGGCTCTCAGTGGCTGCGGCTGCTGAAACAGTTCGTTAAAATGCCGCGCCTGGTCAGGGTCGCAGGAAAAGACAACGTAGTCGATGTTCTGGATTGGACCGCCTCGGACCTGAAGCCGGAAGACGTTATCATGGACAGCTTTTCGGCGCTATCTGAGTCCCCGACCCAGAGGAGGCAGATGGTATTTGACCTCCTAGGGATGGGGTTATTCCATAATCCGGACACCGGTGCCATAGACCGTCCGGCTCGTACAAGGATTATGGAAATGTTGCAGTTCCTCGATTGGGAGGGCGTTGACGATGATGACCAGTTGCATAGCGCCAAGGCTGAGAGAGAGAACAGGCAGTTAGCATCTGGAGCTCCGGTTATGCCGGTTCATTACGATTCCCATTTCTTGCATATCAAGCGCCACAACGAGTTCCGGCTATCCACTGAGTACGAGGCGCTCATTACGCAGATGCCGCAGGTAGAGCAGATTTTTGAGGCCCATGTAATGACGCATATGCAGGCATTGGCTCCTTTGATGACGCAACAAGAAGAAGAGGAGCCCCAGGAACAGAATTAAAACTTAAAAAAACAAAAGGCGCGAGTGGGGATATATGTTCGCATTTTTTATGGTTGTGGGAGGGGACCAGCGGGCACGACAATTTCAATATTTTTAAATAAATGCGAGAACCGAAAGGCCGCAAAGGAGGAAAAATAGTGTTTAAATTCGATTTACAGTTATTCGCGGAGAACTCCGGGTCGGTAGCCGCGGAGCCGCAGGGACAAGAACCGGCTGCCACCGAGTCTAGCGCTGAACCAGGGGCTTTTGATTACGAAAATGCCACCAGAGACCAGCGCAGGGAAGCAGTTATGAGTTTTTTTGCGGAGCCTGAACAGACGGAACCGCCTGCTCAACAGCAACAAGCGGTCACCGAGACACAGGAACCGACAGGACTCGAGTCAGCAGAACCAGCCGCCGAAATTCCGGCCAAGTTCTTAAATGCTGATGGAACACCTAATATTGACGC